ACTGAACTACTACCATCATGACTAGTTTTGGCTAGTAAGAATGCTGCATGTGGGTCATCAGCAATGGTCATCTCCATTGGAGTTTCCATTAACATCCATACCTTTGCACCACCATCATACTCACCTGCTGCTGCATATCTAAGTCCACTAGAATCAATTAAGTTATCTAATGTACCAAAGATTTCTGCATTCTGAAATACTTTATAGCGATTACCTACTACACCTATGGCTGATGTCTCACCCATTGGTGTTGTTTTGATAACTGCTTTCTTACTATCAATTGGGATACGACTAACTGATTCGTTGCCTGGTATTTGATAGTTTGCTTCGATGTCGTGCAATGATACTGACCAGTCTAATCCTGCTTGACTGGCTACCTCACTGGCTGATGTAGCCTCGACTGCTACACCTGCTTTGTGCCATGCGCTTTTGCGTACGGCTCCGTGTATGAGAGTATCAGTTGTCATTGTTTACCTCATCAGTATCTATTGCATAGATACCATCTACAACTTTAGAGTGTAGTTGTTGTGCCATTTTAGTAAACTCAGATGGTGCCCACTCTGCATGGAATACTCTGTTAAGTAATCCTGCTAAAGCATAGTCTGGTTTAAGGTTTAAGACTTCAAGTATCATAGCCTTGGCTTCATCTATCTTTTCAATTTGATAGAGATAACCGCAGAATACTGTGGCTAATGGAACTGCTTTGTCTTTAACAATAACATTACCAAGTAATGATATGTATTCACCTATATAATCAATGTCTTTTTCTAGGTGCATACCCATAATAAAGTCACGGATTTGTAGGTTCTCATTGGTAGCAATGGCTACCTCTGCTATGTGTTGGGCTGATGGTACAACACCATCTGCTATGCTATCAACTGCTTTACGAATGTCCTCAACAATACGAACATTTGTATCACGGTCATCTGGATTGTATGTTCCTTCTTGTGCAGTTAACTGTTGCTTTACTTCATTACGAAGTAAGTCATAGTCTAGGTCTAGCATTTTATCTCCTTTGTTTGAGGGCGTTCTGCCCCTATTGGCAGACGCCCGATTTGCTATAGGTATCTGGCTATCGAATTGTAAGTAGATGTTGATACCACTTCTTCATCAGTAAGTTTAAGAATACGAATAGCATTCTCAATCTCTTCGACATCATCTCTGTATTGGTGCGTAGGCATAACTTCATAGTCACGGTCTGGTTCTTGTGGAAAATCTTTAGCATCACAAACTAAATCAAAGTCAACATTCATAGTTGAATTCCATGAACGATAGTTTGTTCTAATGTTTTCTGCTTTGCTAAAGTTTTTAACTGCCCATGCTTTCATATCTTTTTCCCATTTTTCATGGGCTTTTTTATATTTACTTTCTAACTCATCTTGTTTTGCATAGTTAGTTTTGATTTGGGTTAACTTAGTTTCTAATGCTTTGATTACCTTTGCTGTTGGTATCTTTACATTAATTGTCCTGCCATTTCCTCTTGCCATATATCTCCTTTATTAGTTGTTGGATGTATTGGTATCCACTATGGTATGGCAAGTGGCGGCCCGTTATAACATCATTTCAGGTTTCCCTGCTGATTGACTATACATACCAATACATTTAGTTGAGTAGTTTAATGCCATACTCAGGGCATGTCTACGATTACGCTGGCTAGGCCCTGCATCTCTCGTAGAAACTTAGTACCATCCTTTAGCACGCCAATGTGCCCATGCTTGTGATGGTTTTTTATAACGGTGCTCGATATACTCCAGCCCACGCTCAATTTGGAGCGGGGCTGGGGTACTTGGTTTAGTTCCAAGTATCTGGGCTATGCCATATGCAGTTGACTTAGGGTTATCTGCTTTATGATTCCAGGCAGACTCTTTGCCCCAAAGTTTTGTAAGTGCTCGCCACTCAGACTTGTTCCAATGTGGGTAGTTCCATTTCATTAATGCCTGAGCGTATGCTTTCGCTACTCGTGGTGTCCATGTAGATGTGTCTATGCAGTTGGCTTGCAACTGTGTCGCTACTGCTGCTGCGTATGCTGGACTCGGTAAGAATGGTGCGGACAAGAACGCTAGTAGCCAACTTAAATACCCTGCTAACAATCTCTTCATCTAATAAACCTCCATGTGATATATCCAAAGAGTAGTAAGAATGTCCAAGACTGTGTTGTTGTGAGGTATGAACTTGCAAAGATTTGTTCAATCATTTCACCCTTACAATCTCTTGGCTGTGCTTAATACCTTTATCAAACTCTAACACATGCCACTCTGATGGGTCATCAAGGGCTTCATCACCTGCTGTATCTATATTTATATGTGTAGTTCGGCATCTAACTCTGGCCATAATCCACACGGTATGCTCCCATTGTGGGATATCTTCATCAAGCATTGGCTTCCTCATCATTCTTTAGAAGGTCATTAATGGTTGGCTCTGGGGCTACCCATACTCTGCCTGTCGCAAGCAACTCATCATATACATCTAATAAGTCGAGCATTGCATAGGCAAAAGCCTCTTTGATTTTCATTAGTTCTTGCTGTGTTCTCATGCTATCTACCTTTCTTGCTTGCGTCTGTAAGAAATCATAGCATTACTTCTTTGTATGATTTCATTCTGTGTCTTGATGATATATATGCAGTAGCCAATAGTCAAGATGCTGGCTACTAGTGCTATAGTTATACCTATAATTGTTCCTGTGTCTAGATACACGCTGAACTTCCTTTCGACTCGCAGTCGTCTCGTGTTGGTTACTGGGGCTCGCATAAAAAAAAGAGCAGGTGAGCGAGCCGAAGCCCGCCCACCCGCTGAGTATTACTTAGTTACTTGAACTTCTGTAAGAACTACTTGAGTCCAAGGTTTACGGCGCTCTGAGTTATCCTTTGCTGGAGAACGGTCAAAGCGTGTTGAGTGAACACCAACTGCTGATACAACTTCGAACTCTGAGTTCGAAGCAATCAGCGCTGACAACTTGTCAATTAGTGGCTTCTCGAATATAACGATTGGTGTAGTAAGGGTTGTGTATTTCTTACCCTGACCATTGTAATCGTAATCATTAAGGCGTCCAGTTACAATCGTTCCGTCTGCCTTTAGTTCTAAGTCTTTCAGAACTACGTTGTTATAAGTTACTTGATTCACTTGCTATCTCTTTTCTACTAAGGGCAGTTCCCTTGGCACTTGGGACAAGGGACTGCCTGTATGAGTGGTTAGTTGCAGTTAGGACAAACTGCATGTTTGTTTATAGTGTAGTGGCATACTGAGCATATGCACTCATGCTTCGACACTTCGAGGGACTCCTCGAGGTCGAAGATACGGTCAATCAACCATGAGGACTGTTCAAAGAACTCAGTTCTCATGGTTTTATCACCAGTTTTTGCATTGACTCTAGTGATGGTTTCGTTTGAAACCCAGTCATGAGCCGAAGGCTCATCCTGGATTCTAGTCATAGCATGGTCGTAGATTTCACCATCGACCAGTTGGTTAGCAATGACTGCATCTCGTGCCTCTTGGGCATCGAGGCAGTCAGGGCATAGTTCATTCAGTTGCATGCAGTGGAAACAATCATTCATTAGGGTAAGTTGATTCTGTATGATTATTTCATCTGTTTGCTTGTTCATTCTATCTCCTTTGCATTAAGTAAATCACCAGCACATACTGGCGGGCAACCGCCACATCCCGTTGTCACTCTTGCCCAGTCTGGCTTAGGCCAGACGAGTATGGGCGACAATCGCCGTTAGGCGATTTGACAATGCGGTGTAAGGTTTAGCAGGCTTGCGAGCAGCCGTTAAGCCGAGCATGAGCGAGGCAGGCTGGGAGCGTAGGCCGAACAGTGTCTGGCGATAGCCAGTGAGGCCGTGGCCTGCGTCCGCCTGTGTGTGGTGGTAGGTGAGCGTATTGCGTGGAGGGGCTGTGCACCGTAACGCTTGGAGCGAACACTAATACTCCTAGACGAAGCGCCTTGCGCTGAGGCTTGGAGAAAGCACAACTCAGTTGGTATAGGTTGGCATTTCTGTTTTTAACTGAGGCCCCAGAAACTTGTTTATGGAGGGCCGAAGACTGTCTGCTCTGCCACATCGCTCTGTTCTGTTCAGTATGATGCAGCAGTGACAAACTATGGGTCAACTTGACCCCAGACTGTTTAATATCTGTTGTAATACATAAGAGTATCTACCAAAAAGATTTTCCCGTACAAAGAACAGACCCCCTACTCTGTCCTACTATGTCCTATTTTGTACTACTTTTGGGCAGGCCTTAAAAATATTTTTGTTTAAAAGCGTCCGTTTTGGCTGTTTGGACAGGTTAATACTATATAGGAACTATTTATTTTTTACAGTAGCAAGTTCTTCAGGAACTTGCGTTACAGACTGTATCTACTACCTGTTACTAACAGACAGTAACTGAATGAAAATGGGACAGGACTAATGACTTTTAACAAGGGTACTACTAACCCCAAAACCATTGCGATGGCCGAGGCAAAGGCCAAAGTTTTAGCCTTGGTGGCCGAGGGCCACTCTGTCCATAAGGCTATGGAAGTTTGTGGGAAGAAGCCCGACACCGTAAGAATCTGGATGCTCAGGGATAAGAAGTTCGCTGCCGACTTAGCAGAGGCTAAGGAGACCGCAAAGGATGCTTCCCTTGCCTCCCTAGGTATCCCAAAAGAAGAAATAGATTTTCCTAGGTTCTCCGAGATATTTTTACAACAGAGGGTATTCCCTCACCATCAAGATTGGATTGACCTACTAGAGGATAGAGAGCCTTCATGGCTGCACCCTAGTATGGTTTACGAGAAGGCTGACCCAACACGTCTCTTACTTAACGTGCCACCTGAGCATGCTAAGAGCACGGTCATCACCGTAAACTACTCCACATATCGCATTGCCCTCAATCCAAATATCCGCATCATAGTGGTTTCTAAAACGTTAATCAAAGCACGAGAATTCGTGTACGCAATCAAGCAGAGACTCTCCCATCCACGTTGGTTAAAGTTGCAAACAACTTTTGGCCCTGAAGGTGGTTGGAAAGAAGATTCAGATACTTGGCGAGTTGATACCGTTTACCTTGGGGGCGATGCCCGAAATTCATCTGAGAAAGACCCAACCATCCAAGCACTTGGTATGGGTGGACAGATTTACGGTGCACGTGCTGACCTCATCATTCTTGATGACTGCATCACTACAGCAAACGCACATGAGTTTGATAAGCAAATCAACTGGCTACAAAAAGAAGTTATTACCCGTTTGGGTAAGAACGGTAAGTTACTAATCGTAGGGACACGAATTGCAGCACAAGACTTCTACAAAGAACTCCGTGAGGCCAAGCACTGGTCTGGCGGTAAAAGCCCTTTTACTTATATGGGCATGCCTGCTGTTTTGGAATATTCAGAAAAGCCGCAAGACTGGAAAACGCTTTGGCCTAAATCGGACCTTCCTTGGGATGGGGATTCTGACGTACCTGACGAAGAAGGGTACTTCCCGAAATGGGACGGCAAAGCCTTATTCCGCAGACGCAGCGAAGTAACACCGCAAACATGGGCGTTGGTTTACCAACAAGAAGATGTTTCTGAAGATTCAATCTTCCCACCACTAATTGTTCAAGGCTGTATCAATGGTCAACGCAAACGTGGCCCGCTGAAAGCGGGAGCCGTAGGCCATCCCTCGCACATTGAGGGGTATACGATAATAGGGTTTGACCCCGCAATGGGCGGGAATGCTGCGTTTGTGGTGACCACATACAACAGACGTGATGGTAGAATATATATTCTTGACTGCGTAAATATGTCAGACCCAACTCCACAAAAGATTCAAGAAGCAATTGAAGAATTAGTTGAGAAGTATAAGCCACAAGAATTACGAGTTGAGATTAACGCTCACCAAAAAGCCTATTCATTAGACGATAATCTAAGAAATTGGTTGGCAGCGTATGGGTGCCGTTTAGAATCTCACTTCACTGGTAAAAACAAATGGGACTCTAACTTCGGTGTAGCAGGTATGTCTATGCTAATGGGAACTCTAAGAGATGATAAGTTCCAAAAGAATAACGTTATTGAGTTTCCTTCTACGGAACACTCAGAAGGTATGAAGGCTTTAATCCAACAGTTAATAACTTGGAAACCTAATACTCGAGGTAAGACCGACTGTGTTATGGCGTTATGGTTCACCGTGCTTAGAGCAAGGGAGTTCATGGTGCAAACAGGCGGTATGCAAAGATATGCAAAGAACCGCTGGGCAACCAGAGCACAAGCAGAAAAAAGATACTCAGTTAATTTAGACGAAGCCTTTGCAGAGCAATGGCAAGAAACTTACGGATAAGGATATAACATGGCGCTTCCAATTTTAGGTATAGCAGCAGGAATAGCAGCAAGAGCGATAGCAAAGAAGGCTGCTTCAAGAGCCGTTGGTGGTATTGTAGGTGCAGGCGCAAAAAGTGTTAATCCTGTATATAGAAATATTGGACCAAGTGTAAAAGTTGTGCCAGGTAAAACTCCGTTAGCGCCAAAACCTAAGCCTAGTGCTGGTCTTGAAAATCGAGGAGTAAAACCTACTAGAGCAGAACAAGGTGACCGTGCACGTACCCTTCAATGGGATAAAGCAGAAAAAAATTATGATTCAGATACTAAGGTCGCTGGTTATCGTGGTGGACCTAACGTTAAGCCACAAGGTCCTAAAGGAAAAAATCTTCGCAAGCAACAAATAATTGCAAAAGAAGCAAAAAAGAAAGCGCCAGTTAAAATTAATTCTAATCCAATGCGTGGTAAATAATTGTTATCAATAAATCAAATTGCAGCGAGAGTAGACTCTCTTAAAGACCGTGCTGCCGATAGAGACTCAAGGGCACAAGATGTACTTGCTGTTCGTAAAGGCAAGATTGCATCTGTCTATCCAGAGTTCTTTCCAGAGGGTGTAGACGCAAATGTCGTTGCAAATTTTATTGACATTGTTGCTCGAGACTTGTCAGAAGTTATGGCCCCGCTTCCAGCAGTTAACTGCTCGGCGGCTAATCAAGTTAGTGACCGTGCTCGTTCTTTTGCCGATAAGCGTACTCGCATTGCTGCTAACTATTTTGCTCATTCAGATTTACAAGTGCAGATGTACACAGGTGCAGACCATTACATCACATTCGGTTTCGTCCCATTCATCATTGAATTAGACGAAGAGGCAGGGCTGCCACGTATCAGAGTAGAAAGTCCAATTGGGGCTTACCCAGAGTTTGACCGCTACGGACGTTGCATCGCCTTCGCTAAAAGATATGAACTATCAATTGCTGAGTTAGTATCCCAGTTCCCAGAGTACGAAATGCAACTATTGGGTAGAGATGGATATGAGCAAAACTTAAGTGCAAGAATTGAATTTGTTCGTTATTACGACAAAGACCAATCTATCATTTATGTTCCTACCCGCAGTAATCTAATTCTTTCCCAAGCGGTTAATCCACTTGGAAAGATGATGGTTGTTGTTGCTAGACGCCCAAGCGTTGATGGTGAAATGCGTGGACAGTTTGATGATGTTCTAGGTATTCAACTGCTTCGTAATAGGTTCGCATTACTTGCGATGGAAGCAGCAGAGAAATCTGTTCAATCACCAATTGTTGTTCCACAAGATGTTCAGGAAATTGAGTTTGGCGGAGATTCTATTATCCGCACAAGCAATCCTGCTGGTGTACGCCGTGTTGAACTACCTATACCTAATGGTGCATTTACTGAACAAACATTACTGCAACAAGAATTAAGAACTGGAACTCGATATCCAGAATCACGTACTGGTAATCTTGATGCAAGCATCATTACTGGTCAAGGTGTTCAAGCCCTTATGGGTGGCTTTGATACACAGGTTAAATCTGCTCAGGCTATCTTTGCCTCAGCCCTTAAAGATGTTATTTCTATTGCCTTTGAAGTAGATGAAACATTCTTTGACTTTGATAAAACAGTTCGTGGTGTAGATGCTGGTTCTCCATACAGCATTGACTACAAACCATCTAAGGACATTAAGAAAGATTACTCAGCCGATGTTCGCTACGGCATGCTTGCTGGTCTTAATCCAGCACAGGGACTTATCTTCATGCTACAAGCATTAGGCGCTAAGATTATTTCTAAAGACATGGTTATGCGTGAACTACCATTTGGTATTAACGTAACTCAAGAGCAAGAAAAAATTGAGATTGAAGAAATGCGTAACTCATTACTGGGTGCGTTGGGGGCATATACTCAAGCAATACCTCAAATGGCTACACAAGGCATGGACCCATCTGATATCATTGTTAAGATTTCAGATGTAATTAAAGCCCGTCAAAAGGGAGTAGCAATTGAGGATGCAATTGAAGAAATCTTCAGACCTGAAGAATTACCTCCTACTGGCGCTACACAGGTTGAGCAAACGTCCCCTGCTCCCGCTGCTCCAGTAGGAGGCATCCCTCCTCAACCAGAGCAAGGTGGTGGATTACAAAGTCTTTTATCTAGTTTGACCGCAGGTGGTCAGGCTAGTGCAAGTGCAAGGACAGTTGTAAGAAGATA